GACGCCAAATTACACACGGCAGTCTCGTCAGGGGTGGAAACCTGAACCACTTCAGTGCACAAGTTGCTGGACTTGATCGTCCCGATATTTTTCTGATTCGACTTCGCGTTGACGCTGTCCTTGTAGCACATATAGGGCGTTCCAGTCTCAACCTGGCTCTTCAGAATCGCATCCCATACCAGCCGCGCCTTGACCGCCTTCTTGAACCGGCCCTGCGCCACGTACGTCCGGTACAACTCGTTGAACTCCTCGCCGTACACGTCGGGGAGTCCCGGGCACTCGTGAGGGCACATCAGGTGCCACTCCTCGTCCTTCTCCACCTTCTCCATGAAGAGGTCGGGGATCCACATGGCCGTGAACAGGTCGCGGCAACGCATCTCCTCGTCTCCCTGGTTGAGACGCAGCTCCAGGAACTCCATGATATCTGCGTGCCACGGCTCGAGGTAGATGGCGAAGGAGCCCTTGCGCTTTCCGCCACCCTGGTTCACGTACCGGGCGGTGTTGTTGAAGACACGGAGCATCGGCACGATACCGTCGGCGACGCCATTCGTACCCTTGATTGGCGAACCGTTGGCGCGGATGTTCGAGCAGTGGATACCGATGCCACCCGACCATTTGGAAATGTGGGCACACTCCTTGAGCGTCTCGTAGATTCCCTCGATGCTGTCATCCTTCATAGCCACTAGGAAGCAGGAACTTCCCTGTGAGTTATTCGAGAGGCTGTTAAAAAGTGTAGGAGTTGCGTGTGTGAAATACTTTTGGGACATAAGGTCGTACGTCTCCCGGGTACGTTTCGCATCCCCGCCATGTATCCAGAGGGCGACGCGCATGAAGAGGTACTGGGGCGTCTCGCCTTCGTTCAAGTATCCCTTCTGCAACGTCTTGATTCCAAAGTATCCAAAGAGGTAATCGCGCTTGTCGTCAATCCACACATCCATTTCAGGTGTTATTAACGCAAACCCATCGTCTGAAATCACCCCCTTTGCATGTAGAGCAGCCATGGCGGCGCTAAAAGTCGTGGGACAATTCTTTTGGAGATTTGAAACCGTCACGCGCATGGCGAGGGTTTCGTAATCAGGATGCTCAGTGATCATCGCAACGGCCACCTCGGCCGTCAGGTTGTCAATTTCGGAAGTGGAAATACCGTCGTACATGCTCGTGAAAACCTTCTGGGCCACCTTGTCCGGCTGGACGTTCAGGGGCTCAAACTCCGGAGCCTGATTCAGTTTTGAAATTCGCTTGGTCACCTTGTCGAACAACATCTCTTGTACGTCCCCGTTTCTCTTCACAACCTTCATTGTGTAATAAGTGTCGGCTTTTTTTATCCCTGCATACATCAAATGAGCACCCGTCTGCTTCCAACGCCCCTGACGGATGCATTCTTTTCTGATTTCAATCGGGAGCAGGTCCACTCCATGATCATCGATTCGGTCCAGGCCAAAACTGGTGTGAAAATCGAGCGTCAGAACGACGCCGACCTGCAGGCGCTCATGAAGCGCGTCTACACGAACATGTCCCGGGATCCCTACAGCGACGTGCGTGGCCAGGTGGGCGCCATGAACACCCAAGTCGCCAAGGAGGCGACGGCGACCGTCTCGACCGGTGTCCTCCAGCAGCTCGTATACCTGCGCGACATCTCGTCCAACCCAGTGCCCCTCGCGGCCCCAGTCAGCACGAGCACATATGGAAATAAAATGCCATACAACAGCAAGATCGCATTCTAAATGCGCGCCCTAGACGATATCCTGATCGGCTTCTTCATTTTTTTCGCCATCGACCGGGCGATTCGCCTCTTCAGTAACGCGGTCGTCGAGCCCTGGGCCCGGACCAAGACGGGTGACGAACACAAGGTGGAAAACTGGAAGACGGGTACAGAGTTGGCTATGCTCTTGGTGGCACTTTTCATCGTGTTCAAAATGCGTCACGTAATAAGCAGGTTCAACAAAGCTTAGAGAGGTGACGGCTTTGATTTACAATGAATAGGTTTCGTGATGAAACTGCTGAGATGTGTAGAGTGAAGGGGTGGGACAAAGCCCCCGTAAGTATCGTATGGATGCTTCTGAACGAAGAGATGGGCGAGTTGGCCTCGTCGATTCGTCAGAACCAGAGAATTTACAAAAAGACGGGACTCAAGAAGGACCGGGGAACTGATATCACGATGGAGATGGGTGACGTGTTCAGTTATCTTTTCCAGTTGGCCCATATGTTGAACGTTGACATGGACACGATGTGGGAGCTCCACCGTCAGAAGGTCCAGACGAAGGTTTACGCTACAGGAAGTAAAAATAATGTAAGCGTATGTTAATATGGCGACGGCCGCCATGGCATGCGATGACTTGAGCATCAATCGCTTCAACCCATACACGTGGTCCGGAACCTTCGGTGTTTATTCCGACGGGTTCCCGAGCATGATTCCAAATGACGGCTCGTACACTACGGAAATTAGTGAGGAGCCAACGGTCTACACCGACTCTCTTATGGGGGGCGTCGCCTCAGACCCCAACATGAACCTGTCGGGTTCCATGTACTTAAAGACGGCCGAGTCGAGCCCAGCGCCTTTCCGCGGTTTCCCAGCACGCAAGAATGAGTTCCCAGACGGTACCGTGTCGTGGATGCGCCCAGGACAGCCATGGAGTTGGATGGGAGGCCATCGCGCCAAGGATGACACATGGACGGCGGGAGCCTTAAAGACGCCTGACCTGCTCATTTGGCTCGCGCTTATTGCGTTGGTGGTGTATCTGTTTTCACGCATCAAAAAGTAGCCACCTTGGCCGCCACCACCCTGACTAATTTCTTTGATAAATTCTCTTTTTCAGTTTTAGACCGTTCATCCAGCTTGGGGCACACGTGAACCTCGAGCTGAATGCACTTGGCGCAAAAGTCCCCCGCACATTCACGGCACTTGAGGAACCGGTTCTTGTGTCGGCAGGATATTTTCGGACCAAAAATATCCTGAAAAGCCTCCTCAGGCGTCATCTTCTACTAGCTCACATACAATTTCATTCTTAAACTGCGATGTGGAAGGTTCGTCCACCAGCTCACATAGACCGTGTTCACGCCCTTTGACTATACGATCCCATGCAGCCTTCATAGCCGGTAGGTTCTTTGCGAACCAGTCCCGATCACGCTTGACGCGGACAACCACAAACTCTGGCTCGGCGCCTTCGGTCTTCGCCGGCCGGTACTGCACAAAATCACACTCCTCCAGGTCCGTAATCTCGAGCTGGAGTTGGACTTGGGGTAGATAGTGCTTGGGCACCTTTGCCTCGATTTTGCGCGTCAATGGGCACTTTATCTCGATGAGGAGCCCATCTTCTGTGACGCCATCGGGCGACGCCCCGAGCCACGGGTAATCACGATGCTGAACGAGCCCAATCTCATGAGACTTGCGCCCGGTTCGCTCGTCATACAGGTCTCGCACGAGGGGCTCGAGAAGGGTCCCGTGCGCCGTCGCGGCGTTTCCGGCCCACTTGAGGCTCAGAACCTTTTTCTTCACAAACGCATCCGGAGATTCATAACGACTCTCACCGATCGCACTCGCGACGTCACTCGCCGTGATCATTTGTTCACGGAGCGCTAACCATTCATCAGATCTTTGTTCGGCATATTCAGCCGCAAGGAGCTTCGCCGCCACGTCCCTCACGTTTTGGGGGTCCTCCATTCTTACTCTTGAATCGAGGATCCGTCTTAAGTACAATTTCGGCTGCGTTCTGCTCGCCCTGTTTCTTGGTAAGTGCAAAACCCGCGCCGCATTCCATACCATCCACTATGACCGTAATGAAGAATTGCCCGTTCGTCTGACCATCTACGCGATACTCCGGCAAGGGGTACTTGAGCGCCTGACACCAGCGCATCAATTGGTCCTTGTAATTGTCATCCACGAGGGACGTCTCCACCTTTGTGAACGATTCAAGAACGAATTGCTTTGCGTGGACCATTCCGAGATCCAGATATATAGCGCCCACGAGAGCCTCGAAGACGTCCTCCATGATGTGCTCGTTGGTGTTCCATCCGTTGCGCTCCCCCTTTTCATCCATCAGGATCAACTTTTCAAGGCCTAAAATCTTGGAAATTTCACACAGGGTCTTGCCCCTGACCATCTTCGTGCGCGCCTTGGTCAAGAACCCCTCTTGGTGCTTTTCGTACTGATCAAACAGGTGCTTTGTGATGATGAAACCAAGTACCGAATCTCCCATGAATTCAAGAGTTTCGTACGAACCAGTCAGACCAGAGTACCGCTTCAACGCGCTTTTGTGAGTGAAAGCCCGTTGATACAGTTCAATATTATTGATTTTTGTCCCAACAAGGGAATTTAGCTTATCACGCGACAAAGTTGGAGGAGACTCCATTTTGTTTTGTATTACACTACACGCATACTTTTAAGCCCCTAAGAAGCTGGCGCCTTCGCAACCTTTGGGCGAACCTTCTTCTCCTTTGGGGCCGCGTCCCCGGTCGAAGACTCCGTCTTCTCGTCAGCCACCGCCTTCTTCGCACGGGGCTTCTTCTCGGTCGTAGGGTCCTTGATGTAGTGTGGGTTGATGAACTTCTGGATGTTCAGGAAGGTCACCTGGGTTCCCGCTGGTGGCTGCAGCAGGTCCTGCAGGATCGCATCCAGGGAGATGTTCTGACCCGCCTTCAGGCCCTTCTCGGTCACGTAGGTGTTGATACGGGCCGTAACCTGGGAGCGCGAGATCTTCTCATCGGCCGCCAGGCTCAGGAAAGCGCGCAGCTTGTCCGTCACGTTCAGGGGCTTGTTGAACCCGTTGTTCTGGGAACGGGCAGCCTGCTTCTCACCCGTGGGGTCCTCAAAGTGCTGACGAATCTTGCGTACATCCTTGCGCAGCGCCTTCAGCTCCTTGGCAAGCAGCTCGAGGGTGACTGGGGTGTCGGCCATTTCTACTCTACACACGGGGGTCACCTTTAAGCCAGGGATGCGATGGCCAAAAACACAATAACCAACATCAGGAGGGGAATTATCATTCGCTCTAGGACCGTCTGGTACCGCGTGTCTGGCTCCATATACATCGTCTCCTCCTTCTTCCTAGTCGGCTCTTCACTCGTCATGAGGTTGACGCCAAAGCCAGGGGGAAGCGCAGTTCCAGTTGAAGCACGAAATTCATTTTGAAATTGAAGAACCGTGGGGAGTTTACGGTTGATGGTACATCTTGGTACACAGCACCCCTCATCACATGGAGACACCAGGCCGTTCTGGCGGTTTATATAAGCGCAAACCTGGGACCCGGGGTCGATTGGGTTGGCCAAGCACTGACATCCCTTAGTAATCAGATCAGACCTACACGTACTCATCGTCTACTCTTAAAGAAGAAATTAGTTTTCAGTAGTATAATGGAGTACGCAACACCCCAGAAGCTTCCAGACGGACGTTACTTTCTGAAGATTGCCGGCGCCCGTCACCAGGTCAACGGTCTGATTCTCCAGGACTCGCTCGCCTCCAAGTCGGTCAATTTCAAGACCGAGTCCAATCTTTTCTCAGTAATTGATGAGCAGATCTTGGCCCAGGCCAAGTTGTCCAAGCAGGAGTGGTTCGGCAAGGACCTGAGCGACGAGACCATCCAGAACGCGTGGCAGGAGAGTGTGACCGACGGAGCACTGGGCGCATCTCTCGTCACTGTCAAGGGTCAGGTGGCGACCCTTGCATTCGACACTCGCAAGAACCCAGTCGAGCTCCAGGATATCCAGCCCGAGACGTCGTGCGATGTGATGCTTGAGCTGTCGGGTCTGTGGTTTCTGAAAAAGTCGTTCGGTCCCATCTGGCGTATTCTCCAGGTGCGCGTCCGGGCGACCCCCAAGACCCCCGAGCTCCCCAAGGAGTATCTTTTCTCGGACGAGCCGGTCGAGCAGGAGGATGAGGACCCGGCGGATTATCTGGACTAAAGTCCCTTCCCACCCAAGTCCTTCGGGCCCCAGCCCAAAAAAATTATCGGTAACTATTAATAATATGGATCGCAAGGGACTGGCAATTCTGCTCCTGGCCGTCGTCATTCTTTTCCTCCTGTTCGCCCCCAAGTCCAGCGGTTTCTCTGGCCCCGCACTGACCGGTTTCAACACGAGCAACTCCCCGGCGAGCTCGACGGGCGCTGGTTACCAGCGCGACCTGACCGGCAGCGCCGTGGAATCCACCGCATATGGCGGTGATGTGTCGTCCGCCAGCCTGATCCCCCGCGAGGTGGTTCAGACCGAGGACTTTGGTCAGTTCAGCCCAGACAAGATTCTGTCGGGCCAGAACTACCTGGACCCACGCAACCAGATTGGCTACCCAGAGACGGTCGGCGGCGTTCTGCGCAACGCCAACCAGCAGTTCCGCTCGGAGCCAATGAACCCCCGCACCCCAGTCAGCATCTTCAACCTCAGCACGATCCCCCCCGACACCATGCGCCCCCAGTTTGAGATTTCGCCCGAGTACCAGTGAAGAAACTCGTGAGTTTCTTCCCCGCGCGTCAAGCTACGCACAAATAACTACTGCGTAGTTACTAAATATGGACTTTAAAGCAGCCATGACTGAGTGGGTCGCCCTCAAGGCCCAGTTGGCCGCAGCTCGCAAAGATCTCAGCGTCCTAAACGGTCGCGAGAAGGATCTTCGCCAGTTTGTGACGAAACACATGAAAGAGCGCTCTATTGATACCGTAAAAGTTCACGATGACAAGGTTAAAGTGAATTTCAAGGTAAAAAAAACCAAGGGGTCTCTGACCAAGGATGTGATCAAAAAGGGTCTTGGATCTTATTTCGGTGGAAATGAGGCTCAGGTCGAGGGGGCGTTCCAGGCCATTCTGGACGCCGCGCCGACCAAGGAGTCCGATGGTGTCACGGTGACGGGTCTGAAGGCTCTTCTCGAAGCTTAGAGGCCAGGGGCGTTTGTAATACAAGTCAAAACACAATGGGTATCAACGATGAGTATTCGCGTGACGCGTACAATTACGACCTCGCATACGATTCGGACGGATCGGACGAGTTTGACAACGAACTCCATCCAGAAGACTGGCAGGACATGTACTCCCAGGAACTCCTCGATGGTTGGATGAAGATTCGTGAATATACCGAATCTCGTTATATGAATCTTTCGGCCAAGTTCCCGGACTTTGTCGATCTCGTCCTTGGTCGCGTTCAGTGGTTCCAGGAACACGAGTCGGCACCGACCCACATCGAGATTTGGAACCTCATCAGCAACCTCCCGGTCATTTCAGATCGGGTCCAGGCTGAGAACTTTTTCGGGTGGGCTGAAAAATATATCGGATATTTGTAAAGATGTTCGACGTTACCGGCCCCAAGGTTCTCATTCCAGCCATCCTGTTCGCCGTGCTGAGCCCAGGCATGCTCCTGGCCCTGCCATCCGGCGCCGGTCTGCTGGTCCAGGCCGTGTTCCACGCGCTGGTCCTGTCCCTGGTCTACTGGGCGATTGCCAAGTTTGTGCTGAAGATCAGCCTGACCAAGGCTGACCTGTTCGTCCCAGCGGTTCTGTTCGTGCTGCTGACCCCAGGTCTGCTGCTGACCATCCCACCCAAGAACGCCGGTCTGTTCCTTTCCGGCCAGTCCTCACCGATGGCCGTGGGCGCACACACCCTGGTGTTCGCTCTGCTGTTCGCCTTCCTGCGCGGTCAGTTTCCCCAGTATTATTAAACTAAAATCATAGAATGGTCCGATGCCTATCCATCGGGCCAGGAGCCATGGGCTTCTTCCTTTATTTAGGAGTTCTATCAAAACTAAAACAAGAAGGACGGCTCGAGGACCTGAAAGAACTTTCAGGATCCTCGGCCGGTGGCCTATTAGGCTTCCTGTTTCTCGCGACGAAAGGGGACATCCCCAAGGTTCTCGACTACGCTCTCGACGTGCCCGTGAAACAGATTATGAAACCAAATTTGAAAAACTTCATGAAGAATTATGGACTCGTATCTCCGACCAAAATTCGAAAGGTCCTGTCCGAAGCGTGTATTAAATTCATGGGTAGGCCCGACGTCACGTTCGAGGAGTTGTATGAGTGGCACCCCATCAAGTTCCACGTTAGTGCCTACTGCGTGGACTTGATGAAGACTGATTATTTTTCTGTTAATTCCACTCCTAAATTGAGTGTGCTCGACGCCGTCAGTGCGACCATCGCAATTCCTTTTCTATTTTCAACTGTAAAAATCGGGGAGTGGACATATATCGACGGAGGTGCGGCCGAGTCCACGCCCTCCGGACCTTTTTTAGGGAGGAGCAGTGACGTGCTCGCGATGAAGCTCGGGTGGTCCCGTCCCGCGCCAGTCACGGATCTCAAGTCTTACGCCACCGGGATTCTCTATTCTACTATGAAATTGAGAGCAGTGTATGAACTACCGACCCTTGACCTGG